TGAGAGGCCGACAGAGATACTTGTGGACAGCATTGGACTTGGCGCTGGCGTGGTTGACCGCTTGAGAGAGTTGAATTTACCGGCTCGCGGTATCAATGTGAGCGAGAGTCCGGCCATGGGCACGACTTACCGCAACTTAAAGGCCGAGCTTTGGTACAAAGCCAAGTCGTGGTTGGAGCAAAGGGACTGTCGGCTGCCAAAGGATGAGCTGCTGATTGCTGAGTTGGCGACAGTCAGGTATTCGTTTACCTCTAACGGCAAGATTCAGATTGAGGGCAAAGATGAGATCAGAAAGCGTGGTTTGGCCTCGCCTGACAAGGCTGATGCGTTTTGCTTGACATTCGCATCAGATGCTGTGATTGGCATGATGGGGTCAAAGGCCAGCACCAAGTGGAGTCAACCGCTGAAAAGAAACCTATCAAGGGTTGCATAATTCGTTTATTCAAGGAGTAACGCATGAAGATGACCAAGGCACAAAAGAAAGTCGGCAAGGTGATGGGCGAATTCAAGGAAGGCACATTGCACTCTGGCAAAGGCGGCAAAGTAGTCAAGAATCCCAAGCAGGCCATCGCCATTGCGATGTCCGAAGCCAAGATGCCCATGCGCGGTGCGCGTACAGCGAAGAACATGAAGACCAAGGGGATGCGTTAATGGCTACGCTTAAACGCACCATGGATCAGGCCATGGACAAAGACGAGGGTTATGAGGATGGCGAGAGTTGTCCCATGCCCACGCAAGACATCACGCTGAACTTGAAGAATCGCGGCAAGGCAATTGCGTCTGCGAACTACGGTCCTGAGAATCCGAATCTGCCCAACAAGCAGTATTGGATGGAGATGGCCAAAGAGTGGGGCGTTGACGCTCAAGACGCGAAGATGAGCCGATGCGGTAACTGCGCGGCTTTCAACCAAGATGATGGAATGCTCGATTGCATTGCCAAGGGCATTGGCGATGAGGGTGATCCTTGGGGCACGATTGAGGCTGGTGACTTGGGGTATTGCCAGATTTTTGATTTCAAGTGCGCGGCCAGCCGTACTTGCTCGGCTTGGATCGTCAAGGAAGAGGAAGAAGAGGAAGAGACTGAGTCCTTGCTGACCATCAAGATTGGGGTTAAAGATGAAGAGTAAGACTGGTTTGTACGCCAACATCAACGCCAAGCAAAAACGCATAGCCGCTGGCTCTGGCGAGAAGATGAACAAGGTGGGATCAAAGGCAGCACCATCTGCTGCTGACTTCAAGCTGGCGGCCAAGACCGCCAAGAAGAAGCCGAAGGCGAAGTAATGAATCCAGAATTGCTGAATTATTTGATGAACACCTTGGGTCTGTCTCAGAGTCAAGACATGGGTAGAAATGTCGGTTTAAAAAACTATTCAGCAGGCGAAGGTCTTGCTTCCGGCGGCTTGCGCCATTCAAGCGGATTCCCAAAAGGCTCTGGCTATTTGGGTAAATTACCAACAACAGATGGAAGGATGTCAACAGAGATATCTTCTGAGTCTGATATTGGTGAATATCCATTGATCGTTCCAACGCTGACCAAAGAAGAGTTGGGGTTGCTGTTATCCGATGGCAAGCCAACAGAAGATATTTACAACAAAGCCGAATCTTGGGCAAAGTCAAGACTGAAAAAAGGTGAATCACCTTTTGCGAATAGAACTGGTTTACTTTACCCATACCCCGAATGATCTCACCCATATGCATCAGCACAGTCACTGGCAAAGGTTTGCGGGTGATGCTCACAAGCATTGCCGAGTATTGTCCAGAAGTGCCTGTGTATTTGCGAGGTCCAGAGTCCATTATTGGCGGCTTTGACGCTGACCTGAAGGTCTTTGGTGCGCCGCACAATTTCGGTGAGGATTACAACGACATCATGGACAGGGCGTTTGCCGATGGCTTTGAGTCAGTGATCTGCGCCAACGATGACATTGTGCTGACACCTACCAGCTACCGTCTGCTGATGGAGGATGTCCGGCAGTTGAAAGAGGAAACCGGCGAGCCTGTGGGCTGGGTTTCAGCGCGTTGTGATGCGGCCAGACCTGTGCAAAATGTGCGATCAAATCCCTTTGGGCAGCAGTTGCACTACTTCAAGTACCCCTATGAAGACGCAATTGTGCCGCTGGAATGCCCATCCCCTATCTTTGCATGGATTGGCGCTGATGCGTGGAGCGCGGCCAAGTTTCCTCCGCTGAATTGGTATTCCGATGATGTGCATTGCGAGGATTTGAGAAAAGCAGGCTTTCACCATTACCTGAGTCGGTCATATGTGCACCACATTGGCAGCCAGACTGTGGGCATGAATGGTGACGCATTGACCAAGGCTGCCATTCCATGGCTTTTAAAGAACAGGCCAGACTATGCCAAGCAATGGTTTAACTCTTAATCTGGGTTCGGGCAAGGACTACAAGACTGACTGCGTGAATGCTGACATTCGCGCTGATGTTGGCGCTGATTGGGTGCTGGACATTTGCAAATTGTCACTAGGTGAAGTCATACAGTCACCAGTTGGGCTGGTGACTATTAAGCCTTTTTGCTTTGACAAGATCATCGCCAATGATGTGTTGGAGCACATACCGGACTTGGTGACGGCCATGACAAACTGTCGGGATTTGTTGCGTGAAGGCGGCGAGATGCACATTCATGTGCCCTATGACTTGAGTCACGGCGCGTGGCAAGACCCGACTCATGTGCGTGCGTTCAACGAAAAGTCGTGGGTGTATTACTGCGAGTGGGCGTGGTACTTGGGCTGGAAGGGTAGTCGGTTTGAGTTGACGCATTTGCAAATGAGTCTCAGCAATTACGGTGCAAGCCTAGAATTGCCACAAGATGAAATACTGCGACTGCCGCGAGCAGTTGATTCTATGTATGTGATTTTGAAGAAAGTGCCCTATGAAGACACCAGCGTGGCAGCGTAAAGAGGGAAAGAATCCGAGTGGCGGCCTAAACGCAAAGGGACGCGCCAGCGCAAAAGCCGAGGGCATGAATCTGAAAGCGCCTGTCAAGTCTGGCGACAACCCGCGCAGGGCATCATTCCTTGCGAGAATGGGCAATATGCCAGGCCCCGAGTACAAGGACGGCGAGCCAACGCGCTTACTGTTGAGTCTGAAGGCGTGGGGCGCGTCAAGTAAGGCTGATGCCAGAGCAAAGGCCAAAGCAATTTCTGCAAGGAACAAGAAATGATCAACGACATGAACATCAGCACCGACATCGCGGCCATTGAGCCGATGGACGACACCGAGTTGCAGGGCATCGTCTCTGGCGAGTTGGAGGACGCTGTCAGCTACATCGACTCTGATGTCTCCCCCATCCGAGCCAAGGGAACTGAGTATTACCGTGGCGATCCTTTTGGCAATGAGGAAGATGGGCGAAGCCAAGTCGTGGCCATGGAGGTGCGCGACACAGTGTCAGCCATGTTGCCAAGCCTGATGAAGGTGTTTTTCAGCAGTGAGAATGTCGTGGAGTATGTACCGCGTGGGCCGGAAGATGTGACCGGCGCACAGCAGGCGACTGACTACGCCAACTATGTCTTCGCCAACGACAACAACGGTTTCATGACCACCTATGCGTTGTTCAAAGACTCGCTGGTGCGTAAGTGCGGCATTGCCAAGTACTGGTGGGACGAGGTTGAAGAGGTCAAGATTGACGAGTATTCGGGACTCGATGACCAGACCTTGCAGGTGCTGATGCAAGAGGGTGCAGAGGTCAAGATCGTTGTCAGTTACCCCGACACATCTGTGCCCATGGAGATGATGCAGCCACAGGTTGATCCAATGACTGGTCAACCTGTGATGATGCCGCCACCCATGTTGCACGATGTGCAGATCAAGCGCACCACCAAAGATGGGCGCATCCGCATCATGGCCGTGCCACCTGAAGAATTGATACTTGATCGCAGAGCGAGATCATTTGAGGATGCAGGCATCATCGCCCACCGTCAGATGGCAACCGTGGACGATTTGCTCAAGATGGGCTACGAGCTGGAGGAGATTGAGGAGAACATCTCCAGCACCGACTTGGACAGCAATGACGAGTATTTGGCGCGTCAGCCACTCTCCACCACCTTGGGCGCGGGTGACAGTCTGAATCCCATGCAGCGGCGCGTGCTCTACATTGAATCCTATATCCGCGTTGACTATGACGGTGACGGCATCGCTGAACTCCGCAAAGTTTGCTGCATGGGTTCAGGCTACACCGTGGTGCGAAACTTACCCGCCAGCTACATCCCATTTGTGGACTTCCCTTGCGACCCCGAGCCACATACCTCGCCACTTGAGGCTATGTCGATTTTTGATGTGACGCATGACATTCAGGAGATCAAGTCCGAGATCATGCGTAACACCTTGGACTCGCTGGCGCAGTCAATCCATCCACGCACAGCAGTGGTGGAAGGACAGGTCAACATTGACGATGTGCTGAACAACGAGACAGGTGCAATCATTCGGATGAGAGCGCCAGGCATGGTGCAACCATTCAGCTCACCCTTTGTCGGACAGGCCGCATTCCCCATGCTGGACTACATGGACGCAATGCGCGAAGACCGTACCGGCATGAGCAAAGCCGCCATGGGTTTAGACCCTGACGCTTTGCAGTCCACTACCAAGGCTGCTGTGGCGGCCACCGTGAGCGCCAGCCAAAGCCGTTTGGAGTTGCAAGCTCGACTCTTGGCCGAGGGCATGAAGAAGCTCTTCAAGGGCATTTTGTATCTGATGACCACCCATCAGGACAAGCCTCGGATGATTCGTTTGCGAAATGAGTGGGTGCAGATTGATCCGCGTGTTTGGAACACATCAATGGATGTGACGGTCAACATTGGCTTGGGTAACGGTGACACCAATGACCGCATCCAAGCACTGACCATGATTGCTGGCAAGCAAGAGCAGATCATGCAGCAGTTTGGCTTGGGCAATCCTGTGGTGACACCAGCCATGTACATCCGCACAATTCAGAAGATCATCGAGCTGTCAGGCTTCAAAGACGCATCAAGCTATTTCCAAGCACTGCCTGCTGACTACCAGATGCCACAGGCCGATGCGCCGAAACCGACTCCAGAAGAAGTGCTGGCGCAGGTGCAGGCTCAGTCGATCCAAGCAGACATACAGAAGAAGGCTGCCGAGCTTGAATTGAAGCGCGAGCAGATGATCCGCGATGACGATTATCGAAGAGATCAACTGGCACAAGACTTAATGCTCAAGAAGTACGAATTAGAGTTAAAGTACCAGACACAAATTGGGACGGCAGAGATCGTGGCCATGCAGAACATTGACCGAGAGGCGATGAAGCAAGAGGCGGCGATTGTGCAGCAGGCTGTGCAGACGGCGGCCAGCGTCCCGCCACCACCTATTAACTTCAATGGAATGGCGCAATGAACGAAGAAGAACAGGTCAGGAAAGGGCGCAAGTCCGAGCAGTTTATGCAGGACGAGGTTTTCTCGACTGCGATTGAGAAGATGCGTGGCGACTTGCACTGGGAGTTTGAGAACAGCAAACCCGAGGAGGTTGCCAAGCGCGAAATCTGCTGGGCGCAGTTGCGTGCCATTGAGAATTTTAAAAATGAATTGATCAAATTGATTGATAACGGCAAGGTGGCACAGCGTGCTATCGAACGCGCACAGAAAAATCTTGTTTAATTGAGGAAATAGACCAATGCAAACAGTAGCACCAACGCCAGCGGCGAGTGTTGTACAAGGTCCGATGAATATGGCCGAAGCGGCCAATGCACTTGAGGGATTGCTCCCCGAACAGGGACAAGAGGAAGACCAAGAGGCGCAGTTGCCCGAAGAGGGCGCGGCGGAAGAAGAGGAGTTGCTGACCGATGCAGACGCGGACAGCGATGAAACTGATTCCGAACAATCCGAAGAAGATGAAAATTCCGAGGAGGAAGAACAGCCACAAGTCTTCACCGTCAAGGTTGACGGTAAAGAAGTCGAGGTGACGCTGGAGGAACTCCAAAAGGGATATTCAAGGACACAGGATTACACACGCAAAACGCAGCAAATTGCCGAAGTGCGAAAGCACGCTGAGGCAGAGTTGCAGGCAGTGCGTGCCGAGCGCGAGCAGTACGCTCATTTGTTGGGTGCTCTAGAGGCACAGGTTCAGCAGGCAGCGCAGCCGAACATTGATTGGGATCGTCTCTATCAGGATGACCCCATCGAATGGGTAAGGCAGCGCGAGTTGATGCGTGAAAACCAAGAGAAGAACGCGGCGATCCAATCGGAAAAACAGCGACTCTCTCAGTTGTCACAGCAAGAGCAGTTGCAACAGCAGCAGATGTTGTTTCAACAGGAACAAGAGGCTTTGATGGCCGCCATACCTGAGTGGAAAGACTCAAAGAAGGCGGCTGCTGAGAAGGCAATGCTTGTTCAATTCGGCCAAAAGGCTGGGTTCTCACCTGATGAACTGAAAAATGTTCTTGATCACAGGGCGGTTGTGTTGTTGCGAAAAGCAGCTCTCTACGACCAAATGATGTCCAAGCGAAAAGACATCAAGCCAGTGACCAATAACGGGCCAAGACCTGCCAAGCCTGGTGCAGCAGGAAGAGTATCAAACAACACTGAAGCTATGCGAGCACAACAGCGTCTAGCAAAAACTGGCCGTGTCGATGACGCGGCTGATGCAATCTTCAAACTCTTGAAATAAGGAATCCATCATGTCTATCGTAACGAATACATTTACAACCTATAGTGCTAAAGGCATTCGGGAAGATCTTTCAAATGTAATAACTAATATCTCACCAGAAGAGACGCCGTACATTTCTAATATTGGCCGCGAGAACATCACCAACACTCTTTTTGAGTGGCAAGTCGATTCACTCTCCGCAGCCGCCGCCAATGCTCAACTGGAAGGCGATGATGTCTCATCGTTTGATTCAGTGACCGCGACTGTGCGTTTGCAAAACTACGCGCAAATCGCTCGCAAGACCATCATCTTGTCAAATACTGAAGAAGTAGTAAATAAGGCAGGCAGGCGCTCAGAATTAGCATACCAAATAGCTAAGAGGGGTGCTGAGTTGAAGCGTGACCAAGAATTCACCATGTTGAATAGTGCAGTGGCCGCTGCTGGTAACACCACCACAGCTCGCACAACTGCCAGCTTGCAGGCGTTCATCAAGACCAACACCGACAAGCAAACCAACGGCGTTGACCCTAGCTACACCACTCTGCCCAACAGTGCTCGCACTGACGGCAATGTGCGTACTTTCACTGAAACCATTTTGAAGAATGTGATTCAGAAAGTATGGACTGCTGGCGGCACTCCAAAGATTCTGATGTGCGGTCCTGTCAACAAGCAGCGCGTGTCTGGTTTCTCTGGTATCGCATCCAGCCGTTTCAACATTGATGGCGGTGCAAAGCCAGCGACATTGATCGGCGCGGTGGACATTTATGTGTCCGACTTTGGCAATGTGCAAGTCATTGCCAACCGCTTCCAGCGCGAGCGCGATGCGTGGGTGCTCGATCCTGAGTACGCAAAAATGGCTGTTCTGCGTCCATATCAGCAAGTCGAGTTGGCGAAGACCGGTGACGCTGAGAAGCGTATGCTGCTCATCGAATTTGCGCACAAGGTGTTGGCAGAGGATGCCCACGGCTTGGCAGCAGACTTGATCACTTCTTAATCAACTGAGAGGAATAGGGGAGAGGAAACTCTCCCCTACTTACATGGAAAAACGATTTTTTGATGCAAGCCCCGACAAGGGGATCACTCGCACTTGGCACTACAACGATGAGACTGATGAGGCAACGATTCAGACGACTCAGGATTTGACTGCTGTCATTGAGGCCAATAAGCGCGACTTTGCCGCCATAGACAACAAAGCAAACTGGAAGGGTGAATGGCATCATGTTGCCAGCATTCCTGAGACGGTTTACTTTCAATTAAAGGCTGAAGGCAAGATAGATGATCCGGTTTACATGAAGAAATGGTTAAACGATCCTGACAACAGGTTCTTCAGAGTGAGGCCAGGTCAGCTATGAACTACATCGCAGTCTGCACGCCAGCGCGTGACATGGTTCACACCAACTACACCTATTGCATGGTCAATATGGTGGCGTATCACACGCTCAACACCACTGACGCTGTGAGCCTCAAGATACTGCAAGGCACGCTAATTCAAAACCAGCGTGCTGATTTGTGTTTGGACGCAATGCGTGAAGGTTGCAGCCATATCCTATTCATTGACTCCGACATGACTTTTCCGCAGGACATGATTGGCCGATTGCTGGCGCATGATGTGGACATCGTGGCTACAAACTGCGCCAGACGCAGAATGCCCACAGGTCCAACAGCGCAGAATTACGATGAGAACGGCAAGCGCCAGCCGGTCTACACCATGCCTGAGTCCACTGGTTTGGAAGAAATCGGCTCAGTTGGCACTGGCGTGATGCTAATCAAGCGCGAAGTGTTTCAGGGAATGACTGAGCCGTGGTTCGATATGCCTTGGCAGCATGAGACTCGCGGCTACATGGGCGAGGATGTGTTCTTTTGCAAGAAGGCGCAGGAGCTGGGCTACAAGGTGTATATTGACCATGATGTCTCGAAAGAGATCGGACACATTGGCACATTTGAATTCCGACATGAACACACTTGGGTGATGAAAGAACAGCTCGAAAAAGAGGCAGTCTAAATGGCATTGACCACCTACACAGAATTGAAGACATCGCTGGCCGATTGGCTTAATCGGTCCGATCTGACTTCAGTTATTCCTGACTTCATCAGTCTGGCCGAGGCACAGATTGAGAGACAACTACGCACACGACAGATGATTGTGCGTGCCACTGCATCCTTTGCGGCGGCTGCTGAGTACGGCACAGTGCCTGATGATTTCTTGGAGTCCAAGGCCATCAAGCTCAACACCAATCCAGTGACCAATCTGACATTTCAGACGATTGATGCCATGGATTCATTGTCGAACACCACTTACTTGTCCAGCGGAAAGCCACTGTATTTCAGCGTGGTGGGCAACCAATTCAGACTTTTGCCGATACCTGATGGCGCATACACAGCAGAGCTGGTCTATTACGCAAAGTTGACAAAGTTGTCATCGACTGTTGCTACAAACTGGCTGCTGACACAAGCGCCTGATGTTTATTTGTACGGCGCACTTTTACAGGCTGCGCCATACTTGCAAGACGATGCGAGAATCACTGTGTGGTCATCGTTATATGCGGCTGGTTTGGAGCAGTTGCAGATTGCTGATGATCGTGGCTCAACCTCTGGCGGCGCAATCTTGGCGCGTGCAAGGACATTCGGATGATGATCACCACCACCAAAGGCAACATGGATGAGTCCTTGTTGCAAAAGTCTGTTGGTTCGATTGAGAACGACAAAGAGATCATCAGTTGGGTTGAATATCGTTTGGATGACGAGCTGGTACACAGATCAGTCCATGTTGTGTTGAAACAAAGTGTCGCAGCCGATGGCGTTGCGGCAGCAATTGGATAAGGAATAAGACCGTGGCCAATACTCAATCCATGTGTACAAGTTTTAAAGGTGATTTGCTGACCGGCATTCACAATTTCGGCACAGGTGTTGTGCGTGCATCAACTGCCGCTGACACTTTCAAGGCGGCTTTGTACTTGGACAGTGCCACCATCAATGCCTCTACAACCGCATATACGACCACTGGCGAGGTTTCGGGTTCAGGCTATACCGCAGGTGGTGTCACCGTCACATTTGGCACTGCACCGAGCACCAGCGGCACGACTGCCTTTGTCACGCCAAGTGCCAGCATCACATATGCCGCAGTTACTTTGTCAACCGCATTTGATTGCGTGTTGATCTATAACTCAAGTCAGTCCGACAAGGCGGTGAGCGTGCATACCTTTGGCAGTCAGACCGTGACGGCAGGAACATTCACACTGACCATGCCTGTCAATGACGCAAGCACCGGCCTGATCCGGTTGGCTTAACCGAGGAGCAGCGGCATGGCTGCTTATGGAACAGGCTACTATGGACTTGGTGTCTATGGCATAGGCAATGTTGTCATCAGTGGCAATCAGGCGAATCTTGCCATTGGCACGCTGCTGGCCAGCCGATCAATTCAAGAAGATGGCACGATTGCCACTGGCAATGTAGGCACAGTCGGCATCAACAGGACTGTGGCCATCACTGGCAATTCAGCCACTGGCGCTGTCAACTCGCTATTTGTTTCACCGATCATCACAGGCAATGCAGCCACTGGTGCTGTTGGAACGGTGATCGGTGCGGTTCTCACACTTCAAGACATCACAGGCGTTGAGGGTACAGGCGAAGTTGGCACAATCGGTTTCAGTATGTCTGTCGTGGTGTCGATCAGTGGCGTTGACGCGGCTGGATCGGTTGGCACAATGACTGGATATGGATGGGGTGTTGTGCCTGATTCCTCGGAATCTTGGACACCAGTTTCAGACACCTCAGAAAACTGGTCTGATTTAGCAGACAATTCAATCACTTGGCAAGAAGCCGCGTAAGGGGTACAGATGGCAGATACAACCACCACAAATCTATTGCTGACAAAGCCAGAAGTTGGCGCGTCAACAGACACTTGGGGCACAAAGATCAACACCGATTTGGATAGTGTTGATGCCGTTTTCGCTGCCGCAGGCACTGGCACATCAGTTGGCTTGAACATTGGCGCAGGCAAGACATTGGCGGTGGCAGGCACAGCATCTGTCTCTGGCACATTCACTGTCTCGGCAACCGATGCCATCAAGATTGCGTCAGGCACTACGGCACAGCGGCCAGGTTCACCAGCAGCCGGTCAACTCCGATACAACACCAGCCTGAACAAGTTTGAAGGCTACAACGGCACTGTGTGGTCTTCAGTGGGTGGTGGTGCAACTGGTGGCGGTGCTGATACCGTGTTCTATGAGAACACGCTCACCGTGACCACTAACTACACACTCAGCTCTTCCAACAATGCACACAGTGTTGGCCCGATAACCATTAACAGCGGCATCACCGTCACCATTCCAAGTGGTGCAAGGTGGGTTGTGCTTTGACCTAAAGGAAAAATATGTCCTCAGTAATTATTTCGGGAGACACCAGCGGGGCTATCACAGTATCAGCGCCTGCTGTTGCTGGTACAAACACGCTGACGCTTCAAGCCGCCACTGCGACAAGTGCTGTCAATAAATTGGAAACAGCGGTTGCGTCTACATCAGGCACAGCGATTGATTTCACAGCGTTGCCGAGTTGGATTAAGCGCATTACTGTGATGTTTCAAGGCGTAAGTACAAATGGAAGCTCAAATCTTCAATGTCAAATTGGTGCTGGAAGCGTGACAAGTTCTGGTTATTTGAGTAGTTCTGCATATATTTCTGGCGGCGGGGCGGCTGCTTTTACGGCAGGATTTGGAATAACAAATGGAAATGGTTCTGGGACAATTTTGCATGGTTCTTTTACCATAACATCTTTAGGATCAAATTCTTGGGCGGCTTCAGGAACTGTGGCATCTTCAAATGCCGCAAATGTTTGGTCAATGGCTGGAAGCATTACTCTTGGTGGAACTCTTGACCGAGTACGCATCACAACAGTCAACGGCATAGACACATTCGATGCTGGCTCTGTCAACATTCTGTACGAAGGATAACCATGTCAATACTTGTTTTAACTTCTGACACGCTGATTGGTACAGCAGCCGCTGGCAACATTGAATACAACGGTCAATTCTTTGGGACTGACAGCAATGCGTCTAGGGCGCAGTTGCAGAGGATTGTGCAGGCTACTGCTCAAGCAACCACAAGCGGCACAAGCAAAGATTTCACAGGCATCCCTGCGTGGGTGAAGCGGATCACTGTGATGTTTAATGGTGTGAGTACAAATGGAACGAGTAATTGGCTTGTTCAGTTAGGCGATTCTGGCGGCATTGAAACTACAGGGTATTCTGCAAGAGCAATAACGCTTACAAACAATAGCAGCGCAACATCAACGGCAGGTTTAATTTCAACGGTTATTGTTGCAGCAGCTAACGCTACAAGCGGTTCGATCATAATTTCTTTGTTGGACTCGACTACTAATACATGGGTATCTCAAGGAAACTTGTTAGACCCAACAAACTATTTACATACCGCTAGTGGTGTCAAAGCTCTTTCGGCTACTTTAGACCGCGTCCGCATCACCACCGTAAATGGAACGGATACTTTCGATGCGGGTAGCGTAAATATCATATATGAGGGTTAAATCATGAGCACAGTAATCGATGGTTCAGCAAGCGTCACGATCAACAATGGTGCGGTACTGGGGATTACCTCTGGCACTGCTGTTGCCAGCACATCAGGTGTAAGCGTTGACTTCACAGGCATCCCATCATGGGTGAAGCGCATTACTGTGATGTTTGCTGGCGTATCTTTAAGTGGAACGGCTGGACTTGCCTTACAAATTGGTAGCGGAAGTATTGAAACTTCAGGTTATGCTGGTAGTACAGGAACAGGAAATCCACAAACTGGTGCAGGCGCATGGCCAACTAATCGTATGACCTTGCAAGTCAATGCAGTTGCCGCACAAACAAATCATGGATTGGTTACGCTGGTAACAGTTGGCTCAAATATTTGGGTTGAATCAGGAACTGTTGGTGGTAGCGCAACTGATAGATCAGGAAATATTTCAACTTATACAAAAACAACTTCTGGAACTCTTGACCAAATTCGTATTACTACCACCAATGGCACTGACACCTTTGATGCCGGAACAATCAACATCATGTATGAAGGATAAAAAATGACACACAGAATCGTAGTAAATGTAGAGACAGGCGTGACCACACAAGTTGAGTACACACCTGAAGAGCAAGCAATCCATGATGCGGCAGTAGCGGCACAGCAAGCAGCGGCTGCCGAAGCGCAAGCACTTGCAGATGCTGAAGCAGCATCAGCAACGCCATCTGAGACAGCGCCTACTGAGGCTCAGTGATGGACAGCGTTGAAAAGGAATTCGCTGTGCATGAGGCTGTCTGCGCTGAGAGGTACGCCGCAATAGAGAAAGCATTTGTCGAGGGCGACAAGCGCATGACGCGCATTGAGTATCTGCTCTACATCGTGATTGGTGCGGTGCTATTAGGACCAGGCTTTGTCGGCACGATGATCAGCAAACTCATAGGGTAGTGAAATTGATCCGATCAGCATTTGTCTGCTTGCGGCTGGGCTGGTTAAGAACATCCAAGCCGGATGCGAGCTGTACAAGCAAGCCAAGGAATCCTTTGTTGAGATTAAGGCAACGGCTGACCAAGTCATTGAAATTGGAAAAGAGGCATATGGCTTCTGGAATCAACTGCTGTCATTCTTTGGCGGCAAACCAAAGCCAGCCGCCAAAGCAAAGCCTCTGGCGAAAAAGAAGCAATCCTATGTCGCAGTTGATGAGACACAAGTCAAGATCGACATTGTCAGAAACCTGACCGAGTTTTTCAAGCTACAAGAACAACTGGCCGCGCACATCAGGGAGGAAGAAGAGAAAAGCCAAACTGTCTATGACCCTGATCAAAACCTCATGGAAGCTGCCTTAAAGCGTGTGATGGCGCAACAAGAGATGGACAGGCTGGTGATTCAAATCCGAGAGACTATGGTGTATCAGTCACCGCCAGAGATGGGCGCACTGTACTCCGAAGTCTTCAAGATGCGCGAAGTCATCTCAGAGGAACAGGAAAAAGCTAGACTCAAGGAGGAGGCGAAGAAGAGGCAAGACAGATGGCTACACCGTCAAGAGGAAAGAAACCTGCAAGCCAAGCTGGCAGCAGTGGTGGCGACTTCTATATTCCTCCTGTACCTGTGGCTGTGGCTGTGGTTCGTAAGTCACTGGGGGAAGAGATGATCGGATGGATTGCGGCTTGCGTACTCATTGCCTTGCTATTGCCTTTGATGGCCATACTGTATCTAGATGTGCTGGAAGTGAAGAACGAGTCCAAGCAGCAGATCGAAAAGGTGGAAAAATTGCGTAGAGAGCTTGAGCAAAAGGAACGAGAGAAAAAATGAACATCTATTGCATTTCTTTTTTTTCCATCATGTTGGTGTTTCTGACAGGGTGCGAAGACAGATTCAGATACCCATGCCAAGACCCTGAGAATTGGGAACTTGACGAGTGCAAGCCACCCATCTGCACCGCCACAGCGACTTGTCCAGAGCAACTTGTTAAAACCGAACAGGAGAAGAAGTAATGCCAACTGTCGTGATGAATAAATCAAGCCGCATGACTGCCGAAGAAATCGAGATTCGTGTTTGGGCTTTTGTGATCGTTATCTTGGTGACCATTCTGCTTGGTGCAATGGCCATGTTCTTGTACTCTGTGACCTATGTGACGCAACCAATGAATGGTCAGATGGCGGCAATTGACAAGGTCTACACAAGCCAAATTTCCACCATCATGGTATTCATCACTGGTGTGCTTGGCGGTGTTGCAGGACGATCTGGTGTCAAAGCCGTGGCCAATGCAGTTGCCAAGGCAGAGGCTAACGACAACGAGCCGCCAGCACCATGAGTCTATTAAATCCTTGGGTGTTATTGGGCATCGTCATGGCGGTGCTTTCAGCCTTTGGCGGTGGATACTACAAGGGCAAGGATTCAGAGTACCAGCGCCAACAACTTGAGATTGCCGCGCTCAACGCCAAGGCGCGGGAGACTGAGCAGGCGATGGCAAAGGTAGCGCAGACATACGGTGACACATTACGAAAGGCGAACAATGTTGCAAAGGCTAAAGAAAATCAGTTGCGTGCTGATCTTAGTAATGGCAGTCTCAAGCTGCGGCTTCCTGTCAAAGCGCCCACCTGCCCAAGCGTTTCAGTGCCCGAAACCGCCACCGTTGCCAGCGGAAGTGACAGCGGAGAAGCAAGAGCCGAATCTAGTGGATCGGTTGATGTCGCTGCCGATCTTCTCCAGATCGCCGCCGATGGAGATGCCGCCATCCGGAAACTGAATACCTGTCTTGAAGCCTACGAAACCTTAAGGAACACAAAATGAACTTATCAGCAAATTTTTCGCTACATGAGATGTGTAAATCAGAAACGGCTATACGCATGGGGTTTGAAAATAATCCCGATGAGACAGCCACCGAGAATCTGCGACTGCTGTGCGAGAAGGTATTGCAGCCAGTGCGTGACCATTACGGCAAAGGCGTGAAGGTGAATTCCGCTTACCGTTCACCGGAGTCAAATGCGGCGGTTGGAGGCTCTAAGACCTCTGACCATTGCAAGGGTATGGCGGCTGATATTGAGATACCTGGCGTGGCCAATGCTGACCTCGCACAGTGGATCATGGACAACCTTGAGTACACGCAATTGATTCTGGAGTTTTACACGCCAGGTATTCCCGACAGCGGGTGGGTTCATGTGTCCTATGACCCGAACAACCTGAAGAAGCAAGAGTTGACCGCCACCAAGGTTGCCGGTAAGACTACCTACTTGAACGGCTTGGTGGCATAAACCATGGCACTTAACCTTGATCAGCAGATAACGCCACCTACACCGCCAAACCTTGGCGCGGCTGATGTTGCCTACGATCAAGGTTTCTTCACGCAATCCTTTGGCGGCCTGAATACCTACTTCAGCAAGCTCACAGCGTTGTTTTCAGCGTTGTTCGGCAGGCGTGGTGGCAAGTGGATCAACTCGCCATATGGTGGCTTTCAGGACTCCACAGACCAGACTGCGGCCAACACCACCACAGCCTACGCCGTCACCTTTAACACCACCGATTTCAGCAATGGCGTTACCTTGTCCAATTCATCAAGGCTCAATGTGGCGCAGTCTGGCATCTACAACCTGCAATTCAGCATCCAATTCAAGAACACTACCAATGATGGTCAAGATGTGGATGTGTGGTTTCGCAAGAACGGCACAAACATCGACAATTCAAACAGCAGGTTTCATGCTGTGGCAAGAAAATCTTCTGGCGACCCATCTCACTTGATTGCCGCAATGAATTTCTTTGTGAGTTTGGTGGCAAATGACTATGTAGAAATCATGTGGCGGCCAACAGATGTTGGTGTCAGTCTTGAGCACTTTGCCGCCAGCAGTACCCCAACCAGACCAGCCGTACCGTCAGCCATTGCCACTGTCACATTTGTGTCCAATTTGTCAACAGAAACCGCATAATTCAGCTATGGCACTCATACCTCTCAAAATCCCTGCTGGCGTGTACCGTAATGGCACAGAGTATCAGTCTGCTGGCCGCTGGTATGACGCAAACCTTGTGCGTTGGTACGAAAACACGCTTAGACCCATTGGTGGCTGGCGCAAGAAGTCAACCACTGCACTGACAGGCTTATGCCGTGGAATATTGACTTGGAGAACGAATTCCGGTGCGCGGTACATTGCTGCCGGTACGCAGTCCAAGCTCTACGCCGTGGACGAAAACAATGTGATTAAAGAGATCACGCCAACAGGTATTGCATCTGGCCGCGCTGATGCCGTCAGCGGCACAGGCTATGGCTACAACACCTATGGCTCATTTGCTTATGGCGTGGCGCGTCCTGACGCTGGCGCAGTAGCGCCTGCCACCACATGGAGTCTGGACACTTGGGGCGAGTATTTAGTGGCTTGTTCAGATACTGACGGCAAGCTCTACGAATGGCAACTTGACTTTGCAACGCCAACCTTGGCGGTGGCCATCACCAACGCGCCAACCGGCTGCGCGGCCTTGCTGTCTACTGCCGAGCGATTCCTGTTTGCTTTGGGTGCGTCCAGCAATCCGCGTCTGGTGAAGTGGTCAGATCAGGAGGACAACACGACATGGACGGCGGCGGCCACCAATCAGGCCGGTGACTTTGAACTGAACACGGTTGGCTCACTGAAGTGCGGAAAGCGCGTCAGAGGCATCAATTTGCTATTCACTGATGTTGATGTCCACACTGCGACTTATGTCGGCCTACCCTATGTCTATTCGTTTGAGCGTGCCGGTTCAGGCTGTGGCGTGATATCGAGTCAGTCTGTGGCGGCCATCGACTCTGCCGCCATGTGGATGAGCAGATCAGGATTCTGGGTATTTGATGGTTATGTCAAGCCATTGCCTTGCGATGTCTCGGACTATGTATTTAGCAACATGAACTACAACCAAGCCAGCAAAGTCTATGCTGTACACAACAGCAAATACGGTGAGGTGTGGTGGTTCTACCCATCAAGCGCGAGCAATGAAGTTGACTCTTATGTCATCTACAACTACCGCGAAGGCCATTGGAACATTGGCACGATGGGGCGCACTGCTGGCGTAGACCGTGGCGTTTACCTCTACCCCATCATGGTTGACGCATCAGGCTATATCTACGAGCATGAAGTCGGATTTGGCTATGACGGTGGCTCTGTCTATGCCGAGTCTGGACCGTACGAGATTGGCGTGGGAGAGAACATCATGTCGGTGCGTCAAGTGATACCAGACGAGATGGCGCTTGGCGAGGTGCAGATCAGCTTCAAGTCTCGGATGTATCCGACATCAGTGGAAACGACACACGGCCCGTATTCAGCGTCACAGCCCACAGATGCGCGGTTCTCTGGCCGTCAGGTCAAGATTCGCTACACAGGCGCTGTGCTGGAAGATTGGCGCGTTGGCGTGACCAGAGTTGATGCTGTTGCGTCAGGTAAGCGTTGATTGATTGGGAAGAGTTTGAGAGACTGCGCCATCATGTGGCTGCGGCACTAGAATACTCTGGAGGCAGTCACAGTGTTGAGGATATTGCTGAAGGCATTGAGAAAGGTCATTTTCAGCTCTGGCCAGGTCTTGATTCAGTAATAGTGACAGAGATCATTGTCTACCCGCAGTTAAAGGATTTGCACTTCTTCCTTGCTGGCGGCGACCTAGATGAACTCCGATTGATGCAACCTATCATCGAATCGTGGGGGAAGAGTGAAGGTTGCAGCCGAGTGTCTCTCGCTGGCCGTAAGGGTTGGGAGAGGACATTTTTAAGAGACAGGGGATACGAGCCAAAGTGGTTCGTAATGTGCAAAGATTTATAGGGGTGACTTATGTCTAAGGGTGGAAAACCACAAACATCAACGCAAGGGCAAACGACAAGTATTGATCCAGCAGCGCGTGCAGCTTATTTATCTAATTTAGATTTAGCGCGTTCTACGGCTGGCGGTCTTGGTGTTCAGCAATTCGCTGGATTCGATCCACGCTACGAGGCTGGTGAAGCGGCTTTGTTTGAAGCCAGCATGAAACCCTTTGGCGCTGAAGATATTGCGGCTTTCCAAAACCCATATGAAGAGCAAGTTGTTCAGCAATCTTTGCAAGACATCGAGCGTTCACGCCAGATGCAGGCTTTGCAAGACGCAAACAGAGCAACTGCCGCCAAAGCCTTTGGTGGCTCACGCTATGGGGTGCAGTCTGCATTGACAAATGAAGCGGCACTGCAAGAGGCCGCACGCACTGCCGGACAGTTGCGCTCTGCTGGCTTTGGCCAAGCAGCACGACTGGCTCAAGAAGCGCGTGAGATGAATATGCGCGGCTTTCAAAACGCCATGAATCTTGGATTGACGCGCCAACAGTACGCACAATTGAAACTTGATGCAGAGCGCAACTTACCATTGCAGCGTTTAGCACTTCAGCAGTCTGCGATGAGCGCACAGCCAGCAAATCTTGGACAAACAATGACAGGCACATCAAGTCAGCCAACAAGTCGCAATGTTGCGTCAGGCGCATTGGGTGGCGCATTGGCTGGCGCACAGCTTGGATCAATCTTCCCAGGCGTTGGCACAGCGATTGGCGCAATTGGCGGCGGTCTGCTTGGAGGCTTATTCGGATGAACTACTTAACGAACTTATTTGGCGGTGGCAATGCCGCAGGCGGTATGCGTATGCCGCAAATGGGTACTGGCATGGACTTGTATGGCGGCAAGCCAAGCATGAATCTTGGTATGACGATGCCAAGAAATACATATGCTGATTCAGCAACCGGCACAGGCATGATGCCACCATCATCGTTTGGTCAGATGCCTACTGGCTTTGATTGGAAATCTGCGCTTACATCAATGGGTTCACTTCTTGGGAAACAAGAAGAACAGCAACAAGCGCCAATGCCGCAAATGGAAATGCCGCAATTGCCCATGGGCAGCAATCAGAACTATGAAGAACTGCTGAAGATGTACGGTGTGCGCAGTGGCGGCTTACTTGGATGAGGTGACATATGACTAATGAAGAATTGCAACAGATGTTTGCTGAAACAGCAAGAATCAGAGAACTTGCCAATCCAGCGGCAGTGCCTTATTCCGATTTCCAAGTGCCAGCATCAAATGTCGCGCCATCATCGTTTGCATCAAACCTTGGCGGCTTACTGTTTGGCGGTGCTGACTCAGGATTGAACGAGTACCTGTCAAGGGAGCAGCAAAAGCAGATGCAGTCTCAGGCACTGATGAGTGCGGCCATGTCGCTGCTGAAGAACAGTGGCTACACCACAAGACCTATTGGACTTGGTGAAGCACTCGGCAGCGCGTATGAGGCTGGCACTGCTGGCTACCAAGGCGCACAGAAGAATGCCATTGAGCAGATGCTGACCAAGCAGAAGTTGGATGAGTACAAGCGTCAAGTGGCTGATGAGGAAGCATATCGAAATATGTTCACTCAAATGCCAACTGCTGGCGCACCAATGACACCAATACAAGCATTGTCTGTTGGCGGTGGACAAGCCGGTCCTACACCGCAACGCGCTGCAATGATTGGTCAGCCTATGCCTGCCGGTACTGCAACAACTGGCGGTATGCCTGCTTTGACGCAAGTGCAGATGGACATCTTGCGGCGTATGCCTGCCAAAGAGGGCAGAGCAGAACTCTTAAAGCTGTCTCAGCCACCAGAGATCACAGGCCAAGCATTCAAGGGTGCTGATGGCAATTACTATTACATGACCAAACAAGGTCCAATCCCAGCGTCAATTGCGCCTGCTGACTTGGGCGCTGAAGAGTTTGGTGCTGCTGTTCCTGAAGTGGTTGGCGGTCAAACTCAAATGGTGCAGTACAACAAAAAAGGCGATAGAAGAGTCGTTACAGGCGTAATGCCTTACGAAAAACCAGAAGCATCGCCAGCTGAAGTTAAATTATTAGAAGCGGCAAAGATGCCGATCACCATCGAAAACATCATGGCGATTCGCAGATCAGGCGCTGCCAACATAACTCAAAACGCAGAAAAAGGTGGCCTTGCGCTTGCATATGAGCAGGGAGTCAAAGACCTTGCCGCATCAAGAGATATGGCGCGGTCTGCCAATGCAACACTTGCAAACATTGACAGAATTTTGCCTGCACTTGATACGGCAATCACTGGTCCTGCCGCTGACTTCAGAGCAACACTATTGCGTGTTGGCAAACAATTAAATGTTGCTGGCGCTGATGCAGATCAAATCCTTAAAAATACCGCCACTGTTGTGCAAGGACTTGCACAGCAAGAACTTGATGCAGCATCTCAAATGCGTGGACAAGGTACATTGACTGATGCAGAGCGAGCAATTTTGCGCCGCGCTGCTGGTGGTGATGTAAGTTTGACGGCAGGCGAGTTGCGTGTCGGTTTACTTGCTGCACAAAGATCAGCAAGAGCAAGGGCTGAATCGCATGGACAGTTGTTAAGTACAGCGGTCAGAACGATCCCATCGTTGGCACAGATTGCGCCAATGTATGAAGTGCCAGTCTATGGCGCACCAGCAGCAAATCCATTGCAAAATGCGGTGCAACAAGAGATTGACAGACGCAAAGCCTCTGGAGGAAAACGATGAGTGATGGACTAAGTCAATTCAGTTATGAAGAACTAGAGGCTATCCAAAAGGGTGACTTTTCAAAACTGTCAATGGAAAAGTTGGAAGCATTGAAGGAGGTTGCTGGTGGTTTGCCTACTCAGCAAGCACCAACGCAAGTTGCGCCAATTCCTGTTGCAGTTGCGCCACCAGCGCCTACACAGCGTTTGCGTGCAATTGCACAAGGCGCAACATTGACAGGCGCTGATGAGGCAGAGGCTTATTTGCGTTCAATGGCTGGCGAAGACTATCAAACAGCGTTGGCTGACATCAGGTCAAAAACAAAAGCCTATCAAAAGGACAGGCCATTTGAATCGCTTGGCTATGAGGCTTTTGGCGGTCTATTGCCTGCGGCTGCCGTCACATTAGGAACTGGTGGTGCAGCCGCACCAGCAACAGTGCCTATGGCGGCAAAGACAACCGCAGATGTCGTCAGAGGATTGGTTGGAACATCTGCGCTTGGCGGTTTGTATGGGGGCACAACCGGATTCCTGTCTGGTGAGGGTGATGTCTTTAGTCGTTTGGCAAATGTGCCTGGCGGTACAGCAGTCGGCGCAACCGTTGCACCAGTAGTAAAGACGGCCATTACCGGCACTGGAATGCTTGTTGATAAGGTCACAGACTTTGCTCGCCGTCTTGCTGGTGGCCGTGGCGCAAAAGTAGTTGAGACTGAATTACAGCGTTTGGCGGGTGAAACTGGACTCACCACAGATGAGATCATTGACCGCATTGCTCGCGGTGAGATCATGGCTGAGAACGCCACATTGCTGGCCGCTGTGCGCGGTCTGTACGCTCAAGGTGGAAAACCATCAACCACATTGATGTCGTCTTTGACGCGCAGACCTGAAGAGCTACGCACCTCAGTGCTGACAGATATGCAAAAGACTCTGGCTGGCCAAGAGGGTAATGTGTTGCGTCAATTCAAGTTGAATGACAAGCAACTCAAAGAACTTGAAACAGAGGCATACAAAGATGCTTTTGGAACTGGTGGAGTTATTGACTCAACATTGTTGCAAAGTGTGACTGATGCCTTGAAGCGTTCACCATCAGCAGTAAAAGATATCAACGATATCTATATTGCACAAACCGGCAAAAAGCCATTTTTCTCATTTGACAAGAATGGCAACATCAACTTCAACCGCACACCCACACTGGAAGATGCCGAGGTAATTCGGCGTGGTATTCAGACATCAGTAGATCAGGCATATCAAACAGGCCGTGGCGGTGTTGGTGGCGCTCTCAAAGAGGTTGAAGAAGCATTGCGTGATGCAATAGACACATCATCGAAGAAGCTCGCTGATGCGCGTTTGCAGGCCGCTGTGAGGCGCACCGCAAGGGATGCATTCGATGATGGCCGTAAGGTATTTGGCAAAAGTGCAGATGAGGTTGCTATTTTGGTGGAAGAGTTGTCGCAAAAGCCTGGCGCGCTGTCCGCATTCCGCGCAGGCACTATGGATGCCATCCGCAACAAAATGACAACTGGCACACGCACATCAATGATGGCAAATCTTGCAAATGCAAACTCTAAGGAGGGTTTGATATTGCGGACGATTTATCCTGGCGATGAACTAGCTGGCATCTTGCAACGCATCAACACTGCGGCTCAGTCTCAAGCCGCCAAGAGTTACATTCTTGGTGGGTCTTCAACTGCTCCAACATTGTTGCAGGCGGCTCGCACTGGAATGAATATCTCTGCCGAAGAGATTGCAAATGTGATGTCGGCAAATCCTTTGACGATGGCATCATCAGCAGTAAGCATTGTGAAAAAAGTTGCAACCAAACAAAATAAGAATATGACAGAGGCACAACGCGATGCTGTTGCAAAGATACTTGTCTCCGAAGACCCTGATCTTGTGCGCCGCGCATTGACTGACACCAGTGCAATGGCGACATTGCAAAAGAAACTGAACGACTTCTCACGCTTTGCCGGCAAGACTGTGCCTTACAGTTTGACCGGCATCACGGCAGGAAGAGTGCCAAACGCGTTTCAGCAAGGACAATAAATCATGGCAAAAGAAACTGGATTACTTGGCGATATTTTGGGTTATCTGCAAGACCCAAACAGGACGCAGGCTTTGCAAGGCATTGGCGGCTTATTGCAATCTGGCGTGTCGAATATGGAGCAATCCAGAGACAAATTTAGAGAATTAAATGCTCGCGCATTTGCAGATAAAAAGAATCCCATCAAGGTCACTGATCAGGCGGCTTTCGATGAACTTGTCAACATGACAATGTCTGGTCCAATGTCGTTTGCGCCTGCTGGCATCACTAAGAAGATTGCTACCGTGATGAATCCATCACGCATTGCTTTTCCTGATATCTATAAAAACCCGCGTGAATTGGTGCAAGAGGCAACAAGCCGTGTGGCTACAGAAAACCCTCTGATGAAACAATTGTTTGGCGTGACCAGACAGGACTTATTTGACATCTCTCAGCAAGGCACTCGCGCTGGCAATATCACTGATGTACCGTTTAGAACTGCCGCCAATCCTAAAGGTGCAAAGCACGCGCCACAGGTTATGAATCCGCGCAATGTGCAGCGTTTGCAAGACATTGTGGCCGAGGCAAAGCAGCAGCCAGAACTGTACAAAGGCATGGCATCTTGGTACACCATGGACCCGCTATATCAGCGATTTGTTGATATATATGGCGCTGACAAAGCTATTGGCGAGTACAACAAATTCAATGCACTGACAGGGATGTCAAGTCCTGGCAGCGAGGTGCTCACCGAATTAAACCGTGGTACTGCCGCCAACATGATGGACACCATGGGAAGATTTGAAGACTTCCGAACTTTTGGCGGTATTTCTGAAAAGAAACGAGGAAAGAATTTTCCTCCAGAACTGGCTGGCGTTATCGGCCATCCATATCACAGCACCGCGCAGGCCGGTCCAATGGGCAAGTATTTAGCCGGTGGATTGCTGGACATGGACTCTGCCAAAGTGCCAAGCTATATCCATGCGTCTGGTGTGCCAGAGACAGGCTTTCAAACGCAATGGCCGGTTGGAGACGCACACTGGTCACGATTGGTAGGTTTGCCTGATGTGCGTGGCGCAACAACCTCTAAGGGCGTTCAAACAATACCAAAGGCCAGCGCGTCAGTGCCTGAGATGGTTGCGCTTGGACCGTGGTTCAATCAGAAAGTGGCGCAACCTATGGAGCTTGAGGCAGTGCCTGCACAAGCTGTTATTTGGGGCGCTGGATCAGGCGCAACCGGAGTGACTTCACCTATTGGTGCGCCAAAGCTAGAGTTGCTGGCGCAACAAATTGGTGAGACAGCAACCAGATTGGGTATCTCTCCAGAAAGCGCCAGAGACTTAATTATCAGAGGACAGGCTTATGCCGGTGGCATTACCAAAGGCGGCATCCTGAAAAAAGAAGATTATTGATCTTCATCAAGCCAATCAATAATTTGATTTATGGCCTCCTGCGCTGACGGTGTTTCACCGGATGCGACTTGTACTTCATTTGCCTCATCAAGCATTTCAATCAAAAATGCTTTGAGTTTTTCTTTGTCAATCATCACTTATCTCCAAACAGTGCAGCCACCAGCGGATCACGCCGTGGCTTTAACCTCTTGCCTCTTTCCCTTGCCAAGCGGAAAGCCTTATCGTCCAATGTCTCGCGCTCTCTGAATCTACGCAACCTCTCCATGGGTGTCAGTGGTGGAGGTTTGACGGCATCAGTGCCGATGCCATAGCGGTACACCGCCACCAGCACTCTGCCCGATCTGCGCCACTCTTGTATGTGGACAGTGCCAGCGAGTCGCAGACGGTTGATCATCTGCTGCGCTGACCTCTCGGTGCAGTACACCTTGGCCGCCAGCTCTGGCGCTGTGCAGGCTGTGCGCTGGAGTAAGTCAATTACCTTGGGCAGTCTTGCGGATTTCAAGTATTGCGTTCCTTGAGTTGCTGTTCAATGAACTCACGCAGTTCGTCAATTTCTTCATGCAACCGCTGTTGAATCATTGAGTTGCATATGATGCCGTTTTGATGGTCAGGGTGTTCTTCACAGCGTTGATAGAAGTCTTTTATGTCTTCGTATTTCATGTGTTCTTCTCCTTGAGTTTGTCTTGAAACCCAACAACCGCCAACACAGACAACTCTTTGAAGTCATCTCTGTCCATAGTGATGGATACGCTGTGGTCTTTGCCAATGCCGACAACACTTGTGACCCATCCCTTTCCCCAATACTCTGTCTTCTTAGCGGCTCGTTGAAAACCATTGCGTCTGACCAACTCAAATAAAAGTTGCTCATCTGAGAAAGTCTCTATGCTTCTGTCCCATCTTGTGTCTTTGCTCATGTGTTTCCCCTTGCTCTGATTTTTGCCGCAAACACTTCACCGCCTTTAACAATTCCATCCTCACACAACTTTGCACAGGCTTCACGCTCTGCCCTGACTGCCGCTTCACGGGACTCATGCAACTCACGCATCACCTCGATGACCGCCAATTCATGCTTGAGCATGATGGCCTTAATCATCTCAATTGGCTTCTCAATCATCGCCATCGCCGCTGCTTTGTTTTGATCGGTTTCGTTTTGGGCTTGGGTGATTGCCTCTTGATGTAGTTTGCTAAGTGATTTCATTGCTTTTTCCTTTTCTCAGCACTCTCAATCAAATACTTTCGCAGCCACAGGCCGCCACCCAGTTTGCGCCATTCTTTGAATTGCTCCTGCGTCAACCGCGCCCCTATGATTTTGGGGTTGGTGGTCAACTCTGTCTTTGGGCGTGCCATCTATTTGTCCTCGGTCTGGTCCAGCAGAAATTTGATGACGCAAAAGATCACCAGTAGCGTGATTGTGATGGAGAGCACCGCCACAAGCAAAAAGTTAATTATGGTTTCCATACGCGCAGCACCTTGGATTTGTGGATGGGTTCGTCAACCGCTGGCGCGTTGCCAAAGCGTGGTGTCCAACCGTATCTGCGCCAAATTGCCTGCACATCAGCGCCTCTGGTTGGTGTGAATGCGGCATCAAACACATGAATGGTTGGCCATGTGATCTTTGTGCCGTGTGGGGGTGTCCAGTTGAGCTTTCTCATTTTTGAGTCGCCAGCAATTCCATCTCGACATCTTTCACGCGGTCACGCAGTATGCTGACCTCATGCTCCAGCTCGGTGATCTTGCGTTGCATTCTTTCGCGTGTCATGTTCTCCGCGTGCGCCCATCCGATCAATGTGCCCTCGGTGACTGCCATACGCGCAAACTTGGCGTATTCATCGCGGGTGAGAAATCCACCGCCCACTTCCATGGGTGGCGTGAACTTATTGACAGCGCGGTCAATTTCCATTTGCATTGTCTGTGACATGGTTTTCTCCTTTGGGTTATTCATTCTTGCTCTCTCGCTTTCAGCATTGCGTCTGCCATTGAGTAGGAGCCAGCCGCGATGATTTCCACGTTTGGCGCGTCGTTGTTGTTCAGGCCGCAATACCCCTTGTCATAGGCGTCCCACATGATCTGCATTGCCTTGGCAGCAAAGTAGTCACGCAGACTCATGCCTCTTGAATTTGTTTCTTGGTCTTCTATGTAAACGCTTTGAACTGGAAATGCTGGTGGGTTATTCATGCCGACCACCATGCGACAAGCAGTGCAGCCAAGCCAGTGCCGATGGCGAGGCACAGCAGGTAGTCAAAGGCTGCCTCTGCGCGTTTGGAGAGGCGGCGGTGCGCCTCTACGGTGAATGCGTGTTGTGTGTGGTTCATAAAAGCCTTTCAGGTTGTTGACGAAGTAATCATATCAATATTTCCAAATCTGTCAAATACCATGCGATTTAGTCAGGTATTCCATCCCTTACAATCCCTCTGCCGGTGTCATGCTTTCCGGCAGTTGCCTTGAGGGTTGGCGTGAGTCAACCCTCTTTTTTTGCCTTAAACTTGACCATCTCCACAAAACATGGTTAACATTCTACGCATGAAAATAGCACAACAAGCAATTCTGGACATCAAGCACAAGGTAGAGGCTGCCGGATTCAAGATGTCCGATCTGTCCCGCGTGGCCGAGATCAATCAGGCTCAGATCAGTCGCTGGCAGAACGGCATCACAGAGCCACTTTACAGCACCGTGGTGCGCTTGGAGCAGGCAGCGGATGCGCTGGTGTCAGCACGCATGACGATGCTCAACAAGGCCATGGATGAGGCCGTCAAATGATTAGAACCATCGGAATTGACTGCGGCTTAAACGGCGCTATAGCGGTGTTGGTAGACGGCCAGTTGCTATCGGTACACGATATGCCAACGCTGACGGTGGACATCAACAAAAAGACCAAACGACAGGTCTCACCCAATTTGCTGGCTCATTTGATTGAGTCTCTCAAGCCAGATTTAGCCATTGTGGAGCGTCCAGCGGCGCGGCCAGGTCAAGGCGTAACCGCCATGTTTGGCTTTGGCCGCAGCCTTGGTGTCGTTGAAGGTGTGCTGGCCGGACTCAGTGTGCCAGTGACCTATGTTGCACCAGCCACATGGACTAAGGCCATGGGCAAGGCCGCAGGCAAAGACGCATCCAGACAGCGTGCCATTGAGTTATTCCCCGCCATGTCGGAATACTTCAAGCGCGTCAAAGACGATGGCCGAGCCGAGGCAACGCTGATCGCAATGTGGGGGATTCGCAATGCAAGATAAAGAGAGACAAGTCATGCGCGAGCACATCATCTGGCTGGGCACTCAGCTCGAGGCGCAACGCAAAGCCAATCAGGACAAGGTGGTGCTCTTAAAGCGCATCCTAGACCCCGAAGACCTTGGACACGCTGTCAGCCATGAGGTAAGGCAGTTGGCGTATCAGATCATCATCAATGACCATCACTTAGAAAGAGACACATGGCAACAAAACAACGCAGACTAAGACCATCAGCAAGCTCACGGTGGATAGCGTGTCCTGGCTCGGTCAAGCTCTGCGCTCAAGTACCGCAACGCCCATCAGGTGAAGCCGCGCAGCTTGGCACTGCCATTCACGCGCTGGCCGAGACTTGCTACCAGCTCGACACCGATCCCATGAAATTTGTTGGCGAGGAGATTGAAGGCGTGATCTTGGACGCTGACGATTGTCAGATGGCACTCGACTACCTGAACGAGATTTGGAATATCGAAGGCTTAACAGAAAAAATGAATGTCGAGTACCCAGTCAAGTATCAGTCTGCTGAATACATCCAAGTGGGCGGCACTGCCGATGTCGTGGGTTACTCCATGCAGTCAGGCAAGGTCTATGTCACTGATCTCAAGACCGGCAAAGGCTATGTGTCTGAGGACTCGACACAGCTCAAGATTTACGCGCTTGCGTACACGCAGGGAATGTCACGCGATTGGATCAAAGAATTCCATCTGACGATTGTGCAACCG